AAAAGCAGCGCATACTAAAAGTATGGGAACTATGTAAGACAGGAGTAGCACAAAACAGAGAGGCTAAAGCAGAACTGATTACGCTATACAATGAGATACATAGAACGAGATATAAGACAACATCAAATTGCAGTAGTTGTATAGCTACTTGCTACAACGGAATTAAAAAGATAGTAGATGAAATATCAATGTGAGTGTAGGGTATTTGAGGTACACAAGACTACAATGAAGATAGTGAATGGCGAAGTAATAAAGCCTGAAACATACTGTAAGGAGTGTAAGACCTATGGTAAGTATATAAAAGAACACAAGGGGTATGGTGGTATAATAAAGAAACCCAACGGAACGATAGCAAAGAGAACTGATTTACATATGTAACTATGAACACACCAAATTATTACAAAGGAACTTATTACAAAATGGAAGCACACGAAGTCATAGAAGATTTTTGTGGCAACAACTACAACTTAGGTGTAGCACTAGCCTACTTAATGAGAGCTGGTAAAAAAGAAAATAACGATATATCTAAAGACATACAAAAGGCAATAGACCACCTTAACTTTGAACTTAAAAGGCAAGAGCATCTGAACGAAGAACAAAGTGAGTTAGATAGAATTAACAATAAGATATTTAATTACAATGGAACGAGTACCTATTAATAGCATACGCAATAATCCTATTAACCCTAGACTTGTCAATACTGCTAAGTTTGAAAAGCTAAAGCAATCTATACAAGATTTCCCACAAATGCTGGAGTTAAGACCGATAGTGATAAATGAAAATGGCATTATACTCGGTGGTAATATGAGATATAAGGCATTAGTAGAATTAGGTTACAAAGAAGTACCTGTAATAGTTGCAGAGCATATTACTAAAGAACAAGAGAATGAGTTTATAATAAAAGATAACTTAGGCTTTGGCGATTGGGATTGGGATATACTAGCTAATGAATGGGATAGTGTAGAGTTAGAAGATTGGGGATTAGATGTATGGCTTAATGAAGATGATATATATAACAATCAAGAAGAAGAAACAGAGCCACAAGCAAAGGACAAAATAGTATGCGCCTTATGTGGTAAGTAAACAACAAAATCCAACACTATGCAAGATAGAACAGAGAAACATAAAATAGCTATGCTAGAGGCATTAGAAAAGACATTAGGAGTAGTAACATCTGCTTGTAAGATAGTAGGCATAGATAGGACTACACACTACCAATGGCTAAAAGATGATGAGGCATACCATAAAGCAGTTAAGAGCATTGATGATGTAGCGATAGACTTTGCTGAAAGCCAACTACACAAACAGATAGGTAAGGGTAGAACACAAGCTACAATCTTTTACCTAAAGACCAAAGGTAAGAAGCGAGGTTATGTAGAGAAACAAGAGTTAGATGTATCAGGAGAATTTAAGCCTATCACAATAACTCTAATGCGAGATGATGAAAGCGAAACTAACGGATAAACAATGGTTAGCGATTGACTACCTAACAGATAAGACCACAACAGAAGTACTGTATGGTGGTGCTGCTGGTGGTGGTAAGAGTTTCTTAGGGTGTGCTTGGATAATATGGCTATGCACTTCACACGATGGCATCAGATGTATGATAGGTCGTAGTAAGCTAGATAGTCTAAAGAAAACTACACTAAACACTTTCTTCGATGTATGTAGTCAATGGGGTATAGAAGCTAATACACACTACAAATACAACGCATCAAGCAATATCATTACATTTTATAATGGTTCAGAGGTTATACTAAAAGACTTATTTCAATACCCATCAGATAGGAACTTTGATAGTCTAGGTTCATTAGAACTTACTGCTGCATTTATAGATGAGTGTAACCAAATAACAGAGAAAGCTAAACAGATAGTAAGCAGTAGGATAAGATACAAGCTAGACCAATATAATCTAATGCCAAAGGTGCTTATGACTTGCAACCCTAGTAAAGAATGGGTGTATAGTACGTTCTACAAACCACACAAAGAGAATAGGCTACCTGAATATCGTAAGTTTATACAATCGTTAGTAACCGATAATAGACACATCTCTAAGCACTATAAAGACCAGCTTGAGAAACTAGACCACATAAGTAAGCAAAGGCTACTGTTTGGTAATTGGGAGTACGATGATAGCGAAGATAAGCTAATAAACTACAATGCTATACTAGGTGCATTTGAATTAGAGGATACTCCTAGTGGTACAGGGTACATTACTGCTGACATCGCTAGGTTTGGTAAAGATAAGACAGTAATAATATATTGGAATGGCTTACGAGCCGAATACTTTAAGGTGCTAGACACTAATAGTATCACACAAGCAGCAGATGAAATACGCACAATACAAAGAAACTACAATGTATCACTAGGTAATATTATAGTTGATGATGATGGTGTAGGTGGTGGTGTTAAGGATATATTGAGATGCAAAGGCTTTGTAAACAATTCTAAGGCACTTAAAAAAGAAAACTATATCAACCTTAAGACACAATGCTATTATGCGCTTAGCGAGGCTCTAAATAAGTCTAAGGTGTATATTAACTGTACTAATATAACTCACAAGAACTTTATAGTACAAGAATTGGAGCAAGTAAGGCGTAAGAACTTTGATAAGGACACTAAGCTACAACTGATAAGTAAAGATGAGGTTAAGAGTGCTATTGGTCGTTCTCCTGACTTTAGTGATGCTTTAGCTATGCGAATGTACTATGAACTAAAGCCACAAGGTGTGTATTATGTGCAATAAAAAAAAAGAGTGGCTATTAGCACACTCTCTTTTAAAAACAATTATTAATTTACAAAAACGTGCAATTATACTCAATTTTAAACTTTTATATTTTATAGTATGGATTTAGTTATTAACAACACAAATTACTCTATACCTACAAGCTGGTCGCAAGTATCTTTAGGTAAGTATATGGATTTTATGTTAAGTGTAGATGGTGTTGAAGATGAGTTAGAGAAAACGATAGCTACTATTAGTGCTTTTACTAATGCACCTAAGAAACTATTACAAGGTTGTAAGAAGTCAGATATAGATGCAGTAATGGAACAACTAGCAAAGCTAATGGATAACGAAGCTAATAAAGACCTTAACCTAATTATAACGATTGATGGTATAGATTATGGCTTTCACCCTAACTTACACGAACTAAAGCTAAAAGAGTTTGTCGATTTAGATAATAAACTTGGTGATGGTTGGAGTGCTATGGATAGTGTAATGGCTATTCTTTACAGACCTATTACAGAACAAAAGGGCGAGAAGTACAAGGTAGAGGATTATGACTTTAGAACTGCTAAGAAACGAGCAGAGATATTTAGAGATAATCTAAGTGTAGATACTGTAAATGGTGCTGCTAGTTTTTTTTTGACTATCGCAACGGATTACATAGCCACTACGCAAGTTTATTCAAAGAACCTGTCGAGGAGAGAGAGGCGCAAACTTTTAAGACAGAAGAAGAACAATTTAACGAAAAGTACGGCTGGTACAGTTTAATTTATAATTTAGCTAATGGCGATATATTAAAATTTGATGAGGTGTTAGAGTTATCGGTAAACGAGTGCTTTAACTTCTTAGCGTACCAAAAAGATTTAACACACATACAGAATAGAAGATGATACTAACGACAGGAACAGAGATTAAAAACGTAACACTTCAAATGCTTTATAGGATATTTGAAGAGATAGGTAGTAGTCATACACAAATACAAACCACAACAATAGGCGATATATTTGAGATTGACTTAACAGAAACTACCTACCCATTACTTCACGTATCTACTGCTACTGCTAACTTTGCACAACACACATTAACATATAACTTTCAATTTATAGTTATGGACTTAGTAAGCAAAGATGAGAGCAACGAGAGAGATGTACTTAGTGATACGCTAGAAACTATTGGCGATGTAATTAGTTTGCTTAAAAATCAAACTGCATCGTTTGAGCGCATACCTGACTTCCAAACAGAAGTAGCTATAAGTCCTAGTGTTAGTTGTGAACCTTTTACAGAGAGGTTTGATAATGAGGTAAGTGGCTGGACTGCTAGTATTAGCATAGAGGTAGGATTTAATGCAAGTCAATGTAGTGGAAATGTCGCTTATGAGTAAAAATGCTAACTATCTAAGAGTGAGTGGGTTACATGATTTGCGTAACAACAAAAGGACACAAACAAGAATATATACACTATATAATATATATATATAGATATATAATAGTAATATAATAATAATATATAATAGAAACTAAAATTAAAAAAAATGGCAACAACAGTAACTGCTGCAAATTTAACAGTACAAATTAAAGAAGAAATTACATTAAACGGAACTGCTTATGACCAAACGGTAACGCATAGCATTAGTAGTATTGGAAACTATATGAAGAAGATATTACCATTAGGTGCAAGTGCATCGCAAACAGTAAACACTTTTGCTACTTCACCTAGAAATAATGAATTTGATATAGATGATTTAAAATACATTAGAGTAACTAACTTAGATGATACTGATGCAGTAATAGTTAATTTTTCAGATAGTGGAACTGCTACTGCTGCAATAGAGATATTAGCTGGTAAATCAGTAGTATTATTTGATACAGATATTAGTGGTAATGCAACAGGTGGTTCAGAAACTTCTACTACTCCATTAAGCTCTCTTATAATACACAATCCTAACGCATCTGTTATAGATGTAGAAATAGTTATAGCAACTGCATAATGAGTAACGTAGATAAAGTATTAGACACCTTTGGTAAAAAGGTAGTACAGACTGCTAGAGGTATATTAAACGCTAAGGGCAAAAATGCTAGTGGCGATTTAGGTAGTAGTCTAGGGTACTTTATCAAAGTTTATCCTAGTGGTGCAGTAGATATGTCTTTTGTAGCAGAGGGTTACGCTAAGTTTGTAGATAAAGGGGTTAAGGGTAGTAAGTCAAGTGCTAAAGCACCTAACTCTCCTTACAAGTACACTACAAAACAACCACCATCAGGAGTTATAGACAAGTGGGCAGTACGCAAAGGCATACAAGGTGTTAGAGATAAAAAGGGTAGGTTTATACCACGTAAGAGTTTAGTATTTAGCATAGCTAGGAATATAAAGTTATATGGTGTTAAGCCTAGCAACTTCTTTACTGATGCTTTTAATGTAGCATATAGAGATTTACCTAAAGACTTTATCAAGGCATACGCACAAGACACACAACAATTTTTAAAATTCGTAAGTAAAGAAATAGAATAATGGCAGTAGAATTAAGAACAACAATGCAAGGCAACGCACAATACCTTGCACCAGCTTATTCAGATATAGTAATATACGCAGAGGGCATACCACCTTTATTAATTGCACAGCAAGTTGCTGGTGTAGTTTCTAACTTAAAATACATTTGTGTAGTAGCAGTTAATGCTCAAACAGTAGCAACACTTAAAGCACCTGTCGATAGTAATGACAAAGCAATATTTAGAATATCATCTATATTGCAAGACTATACAGAAACTGATAAGAGTGGTTATGATTTAGCTGGTGGTGCAAATAGTACATTTAATAATGATGTAATGTTAGAAAACAACCACGCTATACATCAGATAGACAAGTATGCAAGAAATAGAAACAATCTTAATAATTGTACTTGTTTAGGGGGTTATGAATAC